TACAGGCTTGAGTTTCCACGTCTCTGGGGGTGTCAAGGCCTCTTCAAAGGTCAAGATATCCCTGGGGTGACGCGCGGTAACATCCATATGTCGCTGCATGGCCATATCGGCCACAGCAGTGAGCTCGGTGGGGTGTCGGGCAATCAGATCAGTCTGAAATGCTCGCAAACCCTCAACCATGGGATATTTCCGCTCATCATCCACAACCACCGGTTTCAGAACCGCAGGCGCAGTGGGGCAGGGGCCGCATATAGCGTCCATCTGCATCTCACTAGCCTTCAGCTTAGTATCAGTGGCAATGTTGTATGGTGACTTTAGCTCGCCAATTAAGTCGAAGCTACCGGCCACCAAACCAACATTTTGCAAATGTGTTTGGAGTTCCAGCTTTTCATCAGCAGGAACATCAACAAACACCTTTGCACTCTCCACACTATTGTCCTCGTATGAGGCCAACGTAGCGAAGAGTTCTCTCACAACCTCCTACGGTACTGTGGTGGCATAGCCCTCACGGTGCATAAACTCAGCTCTTCCAGCCGAGTGAATGCCCATGATGACTCTACCACCATAATACCTGGCTTCTTCAACCATCAGCGGCGTTCCGCAATCACCCCTAAGGGTGGTCGCAGAATACTTGACGAGTCCTCTAAGGACATCGCCTTCAGCAGTCTTGCTACTACCATGGTACTCACACCACGGTGATAGCTGAGTTGCAACCTTAACACGGTGGCGTCCATTCTTCTTTGCCAGAAGATCGACCCTGGGCACGTCTAAACGCACCCGGGTATTGGAGCCCCGTAGAAGGTTCTTCAATTCCTGTGTAGTCAGAAACAACTTGCGAATATCTTTGTTAACTTTAAGAAAGCTATCGTTAAAAGAGATTGCCGCAAGATCGAATCCAGCCACACGGGAAATGCGATACTTGAGAAAGCTGGCTATCGAGATCGTTGAAACGGTCCCGGAAGCCACGGAAGTGAAGGTAAGAATCCTGTCAGGATTCATACCCTCAAAGCACTCCAAAAAGTGCTTGGGGAAAAGATACACGGAAGCTCCGACACCTAGAAAGGTGCCAACAGTTTCATCCTCGCTTGTGCAAAGATAACTGTTATTCATAACCTTATCGTGAACATCGCGTTCAGCTGGTGGTACACCAAGCTGAGACTCTAACTTCTCACACATATGTGTCAGTTCCATATGCTTGACGCCACCCTTGTGGGCGGTGCCAGCATTGCTCTGAACCTTCACAATCGGCAAGTAAGGCCCTACTACAGGCCTCTTTCGCAAACCTAAAAGGTCAGCGAAGGCAGCGAAAATGTGTCCCACAAAGCTTACGGCTCCGCAAACTAATGGGGACACAAGTTTCCATAGGTACGGTACAGTGAACGTGGCAATAATGCCAGGCCCAAGACCGACCACACACTTCTGGAGCAAAGGGAGTTCAAGAATCTTGTTCTTCCAAGAATTCAGAACTTCCCTCGCTTTCATCATGAATGCAAGCACACCTCGGTGCTCCTCTGATCTATTGCGCATCTCCTCCAGCTTTGCAGCTTCGGGATCAGCACAAGGTTCAGGGGCACTAGCTCCTAAGGGCTTAAGTTCAAACCCTAAGGAATCATCATCCTTAAGCCGATATGTTTTCACACCGGCTTGTGTCTCCAAATCGTTCAACGCAGCAGCGATGGACGAGTTCCAAGAGCGAAGATCTTCAACCTGACGGTCGTTGACCTCACGTCTCAGCTTGATCTCATCGGCGGCCAACATTATGGCACGCCTGAGACCACCTGGAAACACAGTCTCAGAAATCTCATTGCTATCATAACCGTGGGCACGCAATTCCCATGCATGCCACGGTAACTGATCCATGATCCACTCAAGGGTCAGAGCTTCTCCTTTCTCGACGGCTGCGCCCACACGGGCGACACCATCGTGAATCGCTGCTTCAATTTTCATGAAGTCAGCGGTTCCATCGGGTTTGGAGAACTCGGGAGTCACACTCATCCAGTAGGCGCCTTGAAAGCGCCTAACTAGAGCTTCAGGTGAAGTGATATATGGGGCCCACTCTCTCTTAATGTTACGGCAATTTGTCGTACCAATAACGAGAGGGGACTCCAGATAAAACTTACCTTTGCTCATCAGATCGGCGAAATTCAGGGGACAGGACCAATTTCCAATGGCCCTAATCACCTGAATAGCTTCGGAATCGTTATCACCCTGCTTGGGCTTAACCTGGAAGCAGTCATCCATGACCAGACATTTCTGGCCAATATAACCGTTCCAGTAATCCGAAGTTCCTTTCTGCCACAAGTTTTCCAAAGCATCACCTGCCTTGGCTAAACCTGATAGCATAAGGATGGTAGTCCCGGCTAACCGAGTCACTGTAGTCTTACCAACACCTGTTTCACCTCCAAGAAGGAGGAAATAAGGTGTGGCACGAACAGTGCTATCGGCAGCCAGGGCTCCCTCGTGGGGGTGCAGTTTGACGTTCAACTTCTCCATGAGATAGTTCATCTCTCTCTTGGAGTCGTCAGTCGTCAACAACTGCATGAAACCAATGCCCTCCATCTGGAGGGCCTTGGCAGCTCGAATGGTATCGATGGGAACGGAAGCAGTCTTGGTCAATTCAAGGATCATATCAATGGTCCTGTTCTTCCAAGCTACATACGCGTCCAACTTCTTATCCAAAGGCAACCACTTTTCAGAGGTGCCAAAGGATATGAAGCTTAGGAACTGACTGAACAACTCTATGGTTTTACGCATAAAGCATTCAATCCCTTCGGAAGCACGTGGCATCATCGTCACACGCTTCATGAACTCACCAGCTATCGCGCCCTTGCTTTTGCAATGGGGCACGAAAACTGTGCAGAACATGGCGACAAGGTTCGAGACACATGAGACTCCAGATTGGAGCTCAATAGTCTCGCTCTCATCGTCATTAGGCAGCTCGGTGGTAGCACCAGCGGCTGCCTTGATATCATCATGCATATCGGGGACAATGCGCTTGACAGCACCTAGCAAGGCGCTGACAAGCAACAAGGATCTGCCATAGTTCACTAATAAATAGTAAACCAGGGCACACAAAAGCACTTTCCAAATGATGGAACCATACTCTTTCACCTTAGCCACGAAGTCCTGAAGGAGTCCAGTTATGGTATCCATCAGGCTTCCAGCCTTCTCAGTCACTGCAACAGTCGCATCAGAAGCTGAAGCCACCTTGGAGGCGACAACAGCAGAGGCGCCAACCAAGGCGCCAGCCACTGCCAGCTTTCGGATTCCAGTCTGGTATTCCAAACTGTTATCCTCATCAAGCCACAAAGTAGCTTCACGACGTTGCATCTTCTCAATCCTAGCTCTATCCTTAGAGCTATTCTTTCCCTTAGATCTCGCACGTACGGACTGCCTTTCGACAGCTCGTACACATGAGCCTCTTGCTTCGCTAATATAGCGTTGCAAGGACTCACGCCAGCTACGCTTGTCAGCCGATGAAAGCTTATCAAACTTAGCGCGAGACTTCTTGCTGGATGCATCCTTCAAGGACTTATCCGCAAACTTAGACACGATTCTGGAAACAGATTGACCGTTCGAAAACCTCTGATTTCTCTTTAAAGCGAAATTCATATTGGTTTGGTTGAGATATCTCCATCTTCGCAGCAAAGCCACGGTAAGAATCAATACATCCCAGCAAAACTTACTTACTGAGGATTATTAACATCGTCAATCTAGTGAAAAATCCATAGAAACGACCTTGTAAATATCCAACCACTAACTCCCCGGTCAAAGGAGTCAGCTGTTTGGCCACAATGGGGGTACTAGCCCCACTGATCCAACGTAGAAAATCATATCATCTCATGACCTCGGTCTCTGGCACCCATCCACTTAACACCGCTTCTGCGGCGCACATAACGTGACTGTCAGGGTCTAGCTCAAAGATACTACTCGTACACAAGAATCAAATCAAATCGGGTTAGATTGCCTTCACATGGCGCTCAAGAAGAGGTAACAACTCGAGTGTCTCGAAAGATAGGACATATACTCATCATGACTTGAAAGATCTCACAGAATCAACTACCAACATATAGTTTAACGTAAACTTAAAACGAAAGAATAAGTGTGCTGCTATATTAGTAAATCGCAACACAAGGAAACCAACGTTGAAACGCACGAATGCGAATCAATATAAGACTTAGACAAAGTTGGGGGTTTGGTCTGTAAAACCTGTGCATATCCGCGTAATGCACTCGCCCTCCGGAATACCACCGGGGTTTGGCAAACAAAACTCAAGTACAGCTATTAGCTG